TAAAAGCTGACCAGCTCACGCGCTTTTCGGGATAGCTCTTTCTCGTCGATTGTCTCTGCAAGGTTAATATCGAATTGTGCTGAATCAACTTCGTCCATCATGTCTAGCTCTGGGTCACCAACCAAAACATCGCCGTCAGGAAGCTCCTCAACCATTAAGCTGTCGTCTGGTAAGCCTTCAGCGAATGGGATAATTTTTGGATCAGCCATACATCGTCATCCTCTTGGGTTCGTTTATTTCGTCTTCTTCTGGATCGGTGCTATGTTCTAGGAACCAACCTTTTCGTAATCTTAACCACGCTTGGGTGCATGTGTCCACTATATCATCGTTTGGGTGCGCTGGAAAAGCAGCCACAATATCTATTAAATCTTTCGCCCAGCGCTTATCAGAGGGGTAGTATATTCTTCCGTCTTCTAAAAGAGCGGAGCTGGCATGCGCTCTTGCAACCTTATCACGATCTGGCGAATATGCCAATACTGGAACGCCAGCCATCCGCAAGTCTTGCAAAAGGCTTTGTCCGCTTGCCTTTTTTTCTATGAGAACAGTGTCTGCCTCCCACTCCTCATAAGCCTCCTGCGCTAGTTTTCGCAGCTCTGGATATGACGGCTTGCCCCAGTACGCTTCTAACAGCATGGCGCACATTGCTCCTTTATGGCGAAACACGCCCCAAGTAGTTCGCGCGCTAAAGCTAGAGCTTTCCTTACCCTCGAACGCGGTGTCCCATGATTGCAGCACATAATCAATTTCTGGAAGGTCACCGTCCCAAGGAACCCACCAGCTTGCCTTTAGGATACCACCACCTTTGGGGCTAGGACGTTGCTGTAGCTGCCCAGCGGCTGCGTAGGAACCAAGGCTGCGCTCTAGGGTCGATAGCTCTTTCTCTCCGAACCTGTCGGGCCACAATAACTCACCCTCTTTGGTGCGCGGGTCGGTAAAGCCAAGAGGAGAGCGCGAGGGAGTAGGGTGTCCGATCTCGTACCTTGCTGGGAGGCAAAGATGCGACCACTCATCGCCCATATCTTGCAACAAATGTCCCGTTAGGTCATCATTGTGGACTCGCTGCATGATCAGAATAAAGCTCGATGTGCGAGGGTCATTAAGGCGCGTTTGCATCGCTTGGTCCCACCACTCTAGAACGCCCTCCCTAACTTTAGAGCTATCAGTATCTGTAACATTATGAGGATCGTCTATGCATATCACGTCGCCACCATCCCCAGTGAGTGCCCCTCCTACAGATGTCGAAATACGATAACCTGACTTATCATTTTCAAACCGCTGTTTCTGGTTCTGATCATCGGTTAGCTGGAACTTGTCACCAAAGTGATTTTGATACCAAGGGCTGTCGATCAAGCGCCGACACTTGGTGCCGTCTCGAATTGAAAGGGAGCTTGCATACGATGCGTACAGAAACTTTTTACTTGGCTGTCGCGTCCAAGTCCAAGCTGGCAAGGCAACGGCCACGCTGATTGACTTGGAGTGTCGGGGAGGCACGTTAATTATCAGGTGACGGATATCGCCTTCAACTACTGCTTGGAGGTGTTCGCTGATACAATCCAGATGCCAGTTGCTTTGGTATTCCACCCCCGGTTCAATTGTACTCCACGCTGCTTTCTGAAACTCACTAAGGCTGCGTTTATACTTCTCCGCTCTCACCTGTTCTATCTTCAATCCTGTTAAATGCTTTCTCAATTGCGTCGAGTTGGTCATCGGGTATCCTCGTTAAATCTATAACGTGTTGCTGTTCAATGTTTGCATGCACTTCTGATTTATCTTTTTGGTTAAGGTATTGTTTACCCAGCCAAACAAGCATTGTAGAGTTTCCCTTTTCTGCTGCCTGCCATTGCATACGCCGCAGAGACATCCTGCCTTCATCGTTGTGCCTTTTATAGAGGTCTTCAAAATTATTGTAGTCCATCTCTTTTAAACGTCTGTTTAGGGTGGTGTCTGACATCTCTAAAACGCTACAGCATTCTTCCATAGTGCATTGTATTCTGACCATGTTTAGTAGCTTCTGAAAGTCTTTATCCGTAAGGGGTTTAGACGCACCTTTAGGGCCGCGCTTTGCTACTGCTGTGCTTTCGACTTTATCTTTTGGCATTTAAATCACCGTTTTCTTGCTTAATGTATTTATAGCATAAATTCTGAATTATGATGAACTTCCTTCGAGGCGTTCATTATTCAGCTCCTCGAAGGTCTGGTCGGTATCTTCAAGCGTTGCTTTTTTGCCTGTAAATTCCTGCCAGCGTTTTACAATCACATCGCAGTATTTAGGGTCGAGTTCCATCAGTCTGGCATGACGATTTATTTTCTCACAGGCCATAAGTGAACTTCCAGAACCACCGAAAGCATCTAAAACTACATCTTCTCTTTTGCTGGAATTTTCTAAAGCTATACTGATTAATTCCACAGGTTTTTGTGTGGGGTGAACATATTTAGAAGTTGCGCCTCTACTCATTGACCAGACATCTGATTGAGCTTTGTCTCCACACCATTTTCCTTTTGTGTAAAAAATAAACTCATGCTGAAATCTATAATGTGAATTTCCAATACCAATGCTTTTTTTATCCCAGACAATGCAGTTATTAATTTCAATATCACATTCTTTTAAAGCCTGCTCGAACTCTGAATAGGTTCTCCACGTAAAGCACACATAAATTCCAGCATCATCTTTTGTGTTTTGTTTTGCTAAAAGCATAGCGTCTTTGATCATATCAATTAATTCAGAGTCTCTTTTTTTATCTCCCTTTATTACATCCCAGCCTTTTACTATCGAACCTTTTTCACTTGATCTGCCACTGCAAAAACTCATTCCATAAGGCGGGTCGGTAAAAATCATATCTGCCTTTACACCGTCCATTAATTTATCAACGGAGTCGATCAGCGTACTGTCGCCACACATAAGCCTGTGCTTGCCCATAACCCAGACGTCGCCTTCGACGGTTACTGGTATCTGCGGAACTTCTGGCACGGCGTCTTCATCGGTCAAGCCTTCTTCATCAGGCTCTGGGAACAGGTTAGCTATTTCGTCTAAGCCGAAGCCTGTCAGGGATAGGTCGAAGTCTAGGTCTTGCAGTTCTCCTAGCTCCACCTTTAGCATTTCATCGTCCCAGCCTGCGTTTAGGGCCAGCTTGTTATCGGCTATGACGTATGCTTTCTTCTGGGCGTCCGTCCATCCTTTAGCTGTCATCACTGGTATTTGTTCCAGCCCCAGCTTTTGCGCTGCGAGTAATCTACCGTGTCCAGCTATCAGGGTGCTTTCTTCGTCTATAAGAACGGGCGTTGTGAAGCCCCATTCTTTAATACTAGCGGCAATCTCAGAAACCTGTTCATCGCTATGTGTGCGGCTATTTCTGGCGTATGGGATTAATGTGTTGGTGTTTGTCAACTGCACTTGAGTTGCTGGCCAGCTTTGTGTGACTGACGTTTTGGCTTGTGCCATTCGGTTGGACCTTTCTTTTCAGTGGTTAGCTGTGATTATTTTTACAATGTAGTGCTGTTCTTTAAAAAAAGAAAGACCCACCGTTGCAGTGCGAAACCTAGCCGGGTGGGTCTAGTTAATGATGAGGTCACAGGCATGACCTAATCGAGCAGTATCTTTGGGCTATCACATGGCCAGCATTATTACAACAAATGCGAAGACTAAGACAGCGAAGGCTATGGCTCCAGCTATTTCTTTGCCCACCATTAGCACTGATGCGTGTGGTTTATCTGGATGGATTGTGAGGTGGCCTCTTAGATTGATTGCGACCCACTCGCCTAACTGGCAGGGCAGTTCGCCTTCCTGTGTGTAGACAAACAGGTTTTGGTTACCCAGTCGCTTGCCTGAGTTCTCCTGCACCCATTCGGGCATATCTTGGTCGAAGCCTTTAAACTTCCACGACTTGATTATCATTACGCTTGCTCCTTAAAAGTGTCGTCGCCCACCTCAAGTGGCAGTTCGATGGTGGTTACCCTGAAGTCACAGTTTTGGCATACTCTGCGTCTTTTGATTGTTAGGAAGCCGTAGGCTGAGTGCATTCGGCTATCCCTTGCCTGTAGCTTTGTTTTGCATGTCGGGCAGTGCGATACAGATATTGTCATGCCCCCACCTCATTCAAAAGTTCTTTGCCTTCCTCGACCCAGCGATCTAGCGAGAGATCGTTAAGACGCATTGTGTAGACACTACGTTCATCGAACTCACGATCTGATTTATCAAAGACAAAATAGAAGTAGCCTTTGCCAGCGTGAAGACTGAGGTGTGGGTTGCCAATTTTTTTTATGATTTGTTTGCGGGTCATTTTTGATGATTTAACAGGAGCAGCTTGAGCTTTTAGAATTTTCCCCTCGAAGCCCATAGAGCTAAACCAACCCTCTAAGACTTGCTCACATTGATGCTTGGCATCATCTGTAGAATTTTTGTCGTGTATTTTTTTATTGTAATCTTCACCGTAACATTCAGCAAATGATTTTGTATCAACATCGATTGTTATATCTATCTTAATTTTCATTTCGTATTCCTTTCTAAAAATTAATTATTTATTTGTCTCACACTCAACACAGATCTTATCAGTGAAAGTATATCCGTGAGATATGATTGTTGGGATACCTTTGATGCATTCGATTGAATCTTTCTTTGAAGAGCCAAGTCTAACACTTTTCTTAAAGTAGCTGTCACCTTTGAGGATAGTTGATGCACAGCAAGAGCAGGTATATTCTCTGTTTGCTTTAGTAGATTTTTTAGCTTTAGCAATTTTTGTAGCTGTAAACTCTTTGCTGGCAGGATTGATTAGCTTTGCGTCGACCCATTTTTTGTAAGCATTGATAACTACAATTCTTTTGTCATCGCCTTTGAAGCTATCAGTAGTTCCTGTCTCAGTGTGAGTTACTTGGAAATGTGTCATTTTTTTCGCCCTTTCTAAATCTACAATCTTAGTATTACTATATACAGTATAGTACAAGCCCTATATTAAAAAAAGATTAAGGGGAGCCGTGGCCCCCCTAGATCGTTACTTTGAGATCCAGTATTCCATCATCAGGCATTCCCTGTGAGGGAGATCTGCTGGCGGCTTCATAACCATGTACTTGTTCATGCGTACAATGATCTTAGTCATTGGTACTCTTTGAGAGTGGATTATGAACCCATCCTTACGGAGCTTTGTTAGCACTGCCGCTGGATTGCAGACGCCAAACATGTTCATCGCTTCGATGAGCGAGATTAGGTTGCCTTCGAGCATATGCTCCAGCATTGCCTCTGATGATGGAAAGCCTTGTGAATTTGCCATTTGGTAGTCCCTTTCTAATGCCTATACTATGTAGACGTATGAACCCCCGAAAAGATTCCCTTTGACGTGGCGTCACTTTAAAAAATAAATTGGTAAAGGGGCCGAAGCCCCTTTGGTTAAAAGTTATAATCGTAATGCTTGATGGCCGCAGTATGCAGGCTGTGACGCCCGTGGCTGCTTTTCCAAGAGCCATTCTTTTGAAGACGGGCGCGAACTGTATAGCCTTCTGGATCTGACTTGATGACCCATGCCTTGCTCTGGTTGCCATTGTTTGTGCAGTGTCCAGAGAAGCCACCAGCAACAATTTCTGGCTTCCAGTCGGCTGCGCGTTCCGCACTCATAGAGCGCAGTTCGATTGTCTTGTCGGAGACAACACGCACGATCTCAAAAGGATTGCTGTCGCTGTAGCCGTGATGATTGGCGTGGGTGTAATCGATGGCCTCTACAGCGTACTCATATTTTTTGTTGTACTTACCGCAAAAGCTAACTGGCAGAGTTTCGATCATCTCTTCAGCTTCTTCAATAGTGGCGAAGATTGTCCTTGGGATTTCGGAAGACCGCAAGTAACCGTGGCGCATATCTTCAAAGTGAGCTTTTTGACCTGTGTGGCTGTTGCCCTCTTGATCGCTAAGAGTTTCGATAACGGTGATTGTGTAACGTGTAAACATTTGGGTAGTCCTTTCTGATTCTCTTTATAGGACTTACCTATACTATATACAGTACATCACAACCCCTAATCGTAATAAAATTACGATAGGTCTAATTTAACTGGCATGTAGAACCCCTTGCTCCGATCTCTCTCGCCATTATTAAAATTGCGCTCCCAGCGCAGTACATTAATTTCTGAGCTAAATTCGCTGGCAACCATGCATGCAATCATCACACCTATGGGATCACTACCACCGGGCCACAGCAGGAAATCTTCTGGGCTAAAGTCCTGCATAATTTCCCGTGCAATTTTTATGGCTTTGTTTGGGTGGAACTGTGGCCGTTCATCAGCTTCGTATAGAACGCAAAGTGTGCCGTACCTTGCGGCGTCTGATAGATCTGGCGTCCATCCGAATTTATTCTCTGTGGGTCTAGTGACTATGTAGACTTTAGGCATTGTAGTTTCCTTTCTGAGACTGTCCCTAAAATAGACAGTCATTAACGGGTGTTGATTTGCTGATATCATGGCCGCTCATAAAAACAAGGCTCAAATGATTATTGGCTATTAACGTCATATTAATGTCATAACCAAATCTGCCATTAATCGTCCAACTGGTACTCCTTATTCTTATAGTTATTATATATATATATTATTATTATTATTATTATTGTCATACTGTCATACCCTCCCCCCCTATACCCCAAAGATATATGTATGGGGGGGGGTAAATGTACTTAGAGGGACTGACGTATTGACGTTAATGCCATTAATACGTTTGAGCTATATTTTATTGGGTTATTAGGCGTTTTTTACACTGCCATTAATACTGACGTTAATACTGCCATAAATAAAAACCCCACCTTTTGAGGGGCAGGGTTTCGTGTGGGTAGCTGCGATATTTCGTGTTGGCACATTTGGTAGCGCACGACCTTAACAACCAAACCCCGTGGCAAAGACATTAAGATTTACCACCCACTTAAACTGTAGACCACAATATTCAGGTGGGGTCTAGCAGGTTTCTTGGCCTTTGTTTGGGCCTGACGCTAACCTTCACGGCTGTGGGGTGATCGTAAGACCAGAACACATGCCGACCGATACGCGCAACCATGTGTAATCCCTTGCGCCAAACTGGGTGAACATTAACAGTATGATAATGATTAACGGTACTGGGAGGCAGAATATTGGGATCGTTTATTATATCCGTGGCAAGTTTCTGTGCCTTTGCCCAAGCCACTTCGTCTCTG